AGTTTAGTAGTTGCGTTAGTGCCAGGAGCCACAACGTCATTAAACACGTCTGGGTTATCAGCAATACCATCACTGTCAGAGTCTGCATAACTTACTAATACTTTAAAATTATCTATAAATCCATCAGTTTCTGTTTCTTGTCCAATAATGTCTAATCTTACATCTCCTGCTAATGCTGTGTTACTGTCTGGTTGACTGTTTGTTTTAAGTATGTTCACAAAGTCGTTGACTGTTCGTCCTGTTTTAGGATCGTATATTGAATCGTTAGAATCATATATAAATCTATTTTCAGTTACTGAAGCAAAATAATAATTTAAAGTTCTATACTTGACTGTGTATGTTGTTCCGTCTGTTGTAAACTGCACTAACCAACTAGCATCTTGCTTTAATCTAGTTGTAGCTTGAGCATAGTCAGTTGAAAACTCAGCATCCTGATCTAAATTGTCAGTTGATATAATGTACCATGACCCTGTTGTATTATCGTATCCAAGACCAAAGTCTCTAAATAATTCAATTTGTTCAATCATTAACTTTTCAGTAGCTGATGGTATGTCTGTTACAAATTTTGGAATTACCTCTGTTGGAATAGCACCTGTTGGAATAAAGTCGTTCATTACAACTGGTCCGCTACCATCAGCAAGATTTCCTTCACCAAAGTTTGTGCCGTCAAGTGTTAAACTAGAAACAGTTGCCCAGATTACTAATTTTTCATCTGCTCCTGTTGGTGTACCTACTTTTAATCTATTGTTAGCATCAAAGAAATATCCGCTTGGTGGTACTAGTTTAACTAGTCCGCCTTGGTCAATATATTCAGTATTACTAGTACTGATTGGCCCAACTGCTACTGGATTACCTAAAGAATTTTTAAAGTATCCTGAGCTTGAATTAGTTGATGTTGTACTTTGTTGCCAAACGATATCTGTATCTGCATAACTTGGTCTATTAAATTTATCGTTATAAAAATGCACCATTGGTCTAGAAGCAAGTGTTGATTCAAGTTGATTATTAATTACTGATGCAATGTCGTTGGTATCAACAAAAGTAAATGTGAAGTTAGGAGAAGTATAATCTCTATAGAACATACCATCACTAGCAAAAGCATTAGTCGAAGAATATTTTCCAGTTGGATCTAATAAATCAATTTGTCTATTAATACCAATACTAGAACGTCCAAGTGCCTTAGACTTTAATATGCTTGTAAACTGTGTGTATGGAAAATTGTTATAGTCTTCACCATTGACCATTCTATTCTGTGTGTAGAATCTTGCAGGAGCACGAGTTTTAATATCATCAATTGTGTCTCTTTGTTTAGCGTTTGTTACTGGTTGTTGTAATCCTAATACAAAACTTGCTGTTTCATTACGACCGTTACGGCTAATGTAAGGTATTGATATTGTAATATTTTGTAATTCATTAGGATTAATTATATAATCAAACCCGTTTGATTGTCGAACATATGTTCTAAATGTTCCAACTGGTACTTTAGCAAAGACACCGTCTCCAAATCTAAGTTCAACCTGATCGTTAGTACCTGCAGTCACTGAATATACTGTTCGTTGTTGCTCATCTGTGATTGGAGTTGCACCTACGCCGTAGATACTATCTACTTTATCCCATTCTGTTAGTGTGTTGGTATTAGTAACTTCATACACCCACACATCATTTTGGTTAATTCCTTCAAGGTTAATGTTAACTGTTCTATTAGATATTCTCTCTGTTAAATTAAAATCTTGACTTACTAATTCGCCTTGTTTAAAGTAAAAGAAAAATCCTGTGTTTGCTGATCCAAATCCTAACTTATCATTTTTATACAACATACTCATAGGGCTATTTGGCTGAGGAGACGGTTCATAGACGTATGTTTTATCAGCACTTGTAGCTGAACAAACTTCAAACGACATATTTACGCCATCTACTGTTCCGTCAAAAGGAACAACTGGTAAAAAGCCTTCAACTACATTTAGTTGATATTCGTCTGTGGTAGTACCTAATATAACTTGGCTATTTGCAGGGCGACCAAAACGTTGACTGTCAGTTAATGTTGCATTTATTACAGCAGTCATTTGTTCATACCAATCTTGGTTTGTTGAATCATTCCAGTTGATTCTTATTCCAGACAGATTAAATCCGTTGACATCTGTTACGGACTCAGTTGTTGATACTCCTAGTACTTTTAAGAATCCAGTTGCTGATTCATTACGCTTTGGACTATATCCAACCAAGTTTCCTAATTTAACAACTGAATCTCTTCGTTCTGCTGTATCAATGAAGTTTTCTCTGGTATTTAGATCATTTCTAAATGCTAGCCCTTGGCCCATAAATGCCATCAGGTCTAATAGTGCTATAAACTCACTTGATTCAGTATAGTCATTAAATGTTTCTGGATAATGTAATCTTAGATAATCTACGAAGCTTTTTCGTAGCGTTTCGAAGTCGTAACTTTGAAAATCAGCTTCACGGAAAGTCTTATACAGTCTTTTCCAATCCTCTGCTCCAAATATTGCTGTTTGTCTTGTAGTCTTAGCCATAGTAATCTCGTTGTTATCTAGTATTTATCACTTTAGATAACTGCGTATATTATTATACTAAGTTTGCGTTTTGTGTTTCTTGATCGAAGAACAAGCTTAATCTTTGCTGTTCTGTTGTTGGTAATACTGTGACAAAAAGTTCTACTAACACACCATTTTGTTGTGGATACACCTGTAAGTCATCTACTTTAACTCTAGGATCTTGCTCTACTGTTCTACGCATTTCATATTCTAAATCTTTCATAGTTGAATCAGTTTGAGGTTCAAATATTAAGCCCCATACATTAGTTCCATAACTTGGATTACCTAATTTTTCACCTTGTTTAATCATAAGGCTATTCAGCACATCACGTTTAACTAGTTCGTAGTCAACTAGTCTAAACTTTTTGCTATTGTCAATTGTAGAATATCCGTAGTAGGTTGCCATGTTATTATTTATCGACTTAATATTTAGGTTTTGGTATCTTATTGTTACTAATCAGTGCGTTGCCTGCTTCTACTACTCCTGCTCTATCAGTTGTACCCGCATAGCCGCCTGGGCTACCAAATCCACTAAGATCGGGTGTAATCTTTTCATTTACAAAATCTACAGCATACTGTCCATTTCTCACTGACTGTTTAATACCGTTTGCGTTTTCTGTTGAGAGATCTTCATTTTTAGCCCACTTGACAGTATTATCTACACCATATAAAACTGATGCGTTTAGTAGTCCGCCTAGATCGTCAGCAGATTCTGTTCCTTTGACTACTCCATTTGCTCTAAGTTGACTGACATTTGTAGTATATACATCTTGAACTGCATCTTGTTGTAACACTGGATCTTTAAGGAAAGAATTTAAGTCTGTGGCTCCATTTTTGTTTGTCCATACTGTTGAACTTGCTAGAGTTCTTTCAAGTTGTGTTGTGGTATTTCCAAAACTATCTGTGCTAGTACTTGATGGGTCACTTAAAAATCTATCAACTGTGCCTGGCATTAAATATCCAGCAGATTCCAACTGTTCAGCATCTAGTCCAAACTGTCCTAGTCCTTTATCAACACTAAATTCATTGTATCGTTGTGCTGTGTCTTTACCAAGTTGTCCCATAATACCTGTAACTTGATCACTGTTTAATGTTTCAATACTCTTTGTTGCTTTTTCCATTGCTGTATAATCTTCAAGAGCAATGCCATCAGGTACAAACCCTGATACTTGATTAAATGCTGTTTGCGTTGCTGTCGGTAGTGAAGTTTCTTGTTGTCCACCAAACGTTACAGAGTTTGCAACACCAAGGTTATGAAATGGCCACGGTTCATGTGTAGGTACTCTAGTGGCAATGGTTTCTAACTCACCAGCCTGGCTTTCCCATCCTTTAGTTTTATCAAATGTACTGTCATTTACTTTATTTTTTGGAATTGCTGTTACAGGTGTTACTGGTATGCTACCACCTGAATTCAATGCAAGACATCCGCCTGTTAGTGATAGATTATCTCCACCATCAAAACTTCCAAGTTTTCCTGCGTCTAAAGCAAGACTCTGATCTGATCGTACACTCACTCTTAATTTACTATATGCTTTTAATTCACTTTCAGCTCTTAGATTAATACGTTGAGATTCTAAATTTAATTGTTGTTTAGTCATCATATTAATATCTTTACCAGCATACATATTAATATCTTTATCAGCGTGTAAGTTAATAGTGCCTTGTGTTCTTACGTTAACTGAGTTTGTAGAAAATACATCTACTGTTCCTTGAGCTCCAAACTCTAACCATGATTGACCATTGGCATGTGTTATGTAAAAACAGTCACCATCATCACTCATAGTGATTTGATGTCCTTTGCTGGTTCTAATTCTTACTAGTTGATCATTACCTTCAAGATCTCCGTCATCCATAACGAGAGTATGTCCGCCATTGCGGCCAATTACTTTGATTTTATCTGAAGTTACTTCGCCAGATTCAATGGCAGTTTTGAGAGTTTCTTTACTGTATCCTCCTTCATATATTGCTGTACCAGGAGTCGACACACCAAACACCGCACTAGGGCTTTCACGTTGACTACTTGATGATATAGGGCCTCTAATAGAATCATTAATAAGACCTTGTTGAAAGATTGAATACGCTTGTAAGGCATGTATAGGTTTTGCTCTATCCCAAAATCTACTGTCTTCGAATATCTCTGGATTTTCTCCATTTATTTCTGTTACAGGTATTGAACTAGAATTATTATAAAATGTATCTGCGGCAGGCGATGTTTTGTCGTATTTTGTAGAACCTGCTATAGCAGGGATCATATGTCCTAGTCCGTCATCAGGTACACAACCAGTATAGTAACCTTTGTTTGGGTCGCCATCTGCAAAGAAACAAAATACTCTAGTTCCTATGTCGGGCGGAGTAAACCACATACCGTATGTGTGACGATTGCCTACAAAGTTTCCAGTACCGACATTGCCGCCAGCATGTTCAGTTGCTCCGTAAAAATGTGGAAGATAATTAACTGTTCTCCAGTTTGATTCATTATCTGGATTCTCACCTCCAAACGCTTCAATGTAAACTCTTAGTCTGCCTGCTCTTGTAGAATCAACACTAGATTTAATAATGCCAATGAAAGGACCAAATTCTGACGGAACTCCACCTTTGTCAAATTTATATGCTGAGCCTCTACCTCTATTTCTTTGTATGTTTTCTGCCATATGTCTATTTAATCTTAGTCATCTCTGCCTGATAATAAAGTAGCACCGCCACCTAAACTATTTTCCTCTGGCCGATTATTATTAAAATCAGGAAAAGGTAAATCTAATTTTGGTCCAGAGTTTGATGCTGGTGCTGTTGTTGATGACGTTATTTCCCCTAGACCAACATTTGTGTTGTCTGGAAATTCTACCATCAGTCCTTCTAGAGTTTGTGTAAATTGTCCTTTAATAAATTTATTTTTAACAGCAATAATTTGATAAATTAATCCTTTTGTACCTGTTCTTACATATTGAT